AGCTGCACGAGGATATCGTCGTCGTCGAATAGTGACGTCGCCTGCAGCCGTTCGGCTTGCTTGCGCAGCTGGTCGAGGTTCCGCTTCGAGGCGTTGCCCATGCTGTTCAGCGAGGCCAGGACCTGGGCGGCCGCGGCCCGGCTCTCCTGGGCGGCGTCGGCGGCTTGCTTGCCGAGCATTAGGAGGGGAACGGAAACGGCCGCGGTCGAGATGGCGCCGGCGCCGGCGATTTTACCGCCGGCGCTCTTGATCTTCTCGCCTCGCTCTCTGACGCGATTGATGCGGCTGAGGCGCTGGTGCTGGTCCTCGAGCCGGCCATTGGCTGCGGCCATGCGGCGGGCGAGCTCGGCCTGGTGGCGGCTCAGATTGGACGTGTCGACGCCGGCCTCGCTCAGCTCGCCCTGCACCTTTGCGAGGGCGGCCGCTTGCCGCTCGCTGGTAGAGATGAGCTTCCTCTCTTCACGCTCGGCCGCGGCGAGCGCTCGGGTGAGTTCTTTGGCCGGGGCGTCGGACTGTTCGATCTCCCGGCGGAGCTGCTGCATCCGGAGCCGGACCTTGACGAGATCCGACTGCGTATCGCCCAGGCCGCTGCGGAGCTTGCCGACCTGGCTAATCTGATTCTGCGCCGCCTTCAGCGCGGAGATCTCCTTCCGCGTGGCGGCCATATCCTTGGCCAGCCCCTTGCTGCCCGCGCGCATGCGCTGAATCGGGGCGCTGAGCTTATCCAGCGCGCCGAAGATGACCTGGAGGCGGAGGGACTTATCCATTGTTGTTCATCGCCCGGAAGCGGTCGAGGGCGCGGCCGTGCGCGGCCATCAGCTCGCCGATCGACATCGCGGCCATTTCCGAAGGGGGCCAGTGGAAGACGGCCGCGATGTCGGCCATGACGTCGTCTACTGAGCCGGGTATGCCGGCATCATCCCCTTCGGCACGAAAAAACCCGCGATCTCGGCCGAGATGGAGACGAGGTCGGCCGGATCGAGGCGCTGCGCTTCCGCCATCGTGATCGTCGGGACGGTGATCCGGGGGAGAAGCTCCTGCACGGTGTTGACGTCGAGCTTCAGCAGGTCGTGGAGGTTGAGGCCGCGCAGCTCGCCACTGTTCGGCCGGCGAAGCTGAAGGCTCCCGATCGTCTTCTCATTGTCGCTGCCCGCGCCGCGCACGATCGGCTCCTCGAGCTCGATCGGGTCGGAGATTGCTTTCTTGTCACTCACGATTGAAAACCCCTTTCAGGTTGTTGGAGGGCGGGGCCACGGCCCCGCCCGCTCAGAAGCCGAAGCCGCCGAAGTTGCCGCCGAGGATCCCGCTGAGGTTCGGGATGCGAACCGACGGGAGGCCGATCGGCCCGGAAAGGTCGCCGGCGTCCATGCCCAGGGCGCGCCGCTGCTCCGCCAGGCGGTCGACGCCGCCCACGGTGAAGACGAAGCCGAGCAGGTCGATCTCCACCTGCGGCGTCCCGTTGATCGACCATTTGAGATAGGTGAGGGGCGACTTGACCTTGAACTCGGTCAGCTTGCCGGACTCGGCGTCACCATGCTCAATCGATTGGTGCCGGCCGCGGACGATCAGCTCGCTGGCGTCGACGCCGCTCGTTTCGTCGCTCTGGTAGGCACCGACGAAGCGGAGCTGGACGCCGTCGGCCTGGACGATGCCGTACTGGCGCAGGATGGGCAGCATGAGGCCCCCGTAGGTGGCCTCCATCGTGAGGGGCTCCTGCCCCATGTCGACCATCACGGAGCCGTCCATGCCGCCGCCGCGATAGGCTTCCATCGTCCGCTCCAGATTCGGGAGGGTGATGGTCTTCGACTGGCCGACATAGGACTCGCCGTCGCCGAACAGGATGTGGTTCTTTAGGGTCTTGGGAAGCATCGGGGGCTCCTGCTAGTCAGTTCGAGGGGGACGGCCGCCGTCAGACGCTCTTCGTCAGATCGGCATAGAAGCGGTCGGTCTTGCGCTGGTTGAGGGTGATGCCCTCGGCCGGCGCGGCCGGCGTGTATTCGTAGTCGATCACCAGCTTCCCGGCGGCCAGGTCCGCTGGCGGGTTCTGGACCGGATCGAAATAGGCCACGGCGCCGATGAGGCGCTGGCCCGGGCCCGGGCGCGAAAGGGCCCGGAACTTGGCATTGACCGACTCCAGCACGTCGGTGACGAGGTGGCGGGTGATCGGGCGATCGACGGCCCAGAGAAGCCCTTGGGCGATGGTGTCCTGCAAAAAGTGCGAGGTCCGGACCGAGGGCTCGAAGGCGAACAGCAGATCGTCCGACGTCGTGCGGTTGCCCCAGAAGCGGTAGCCGGCGCCGGTGCGGACGATCGTCGTCACCGGGGCCTGGTTGAGGATCGCCGCGTCATGGGCGTCGCCCACCAGGTCGAAGGTGACGTCGTACGTCATGCCGCTGACGCCGGCGACGGCCACGTTCGAGAGCGACTTGTGCCAGCCGATCTCCTGGTCGATGCGCGCCCGGGTGCCGAGCGCGACCGCGACGGCGCGGCCGCTGAAGCCCGAGGAGAAGTTCGGCCAGATCAGCATATGTTCGCGCGCCGCGAACTGCTCGCGGTAGAGGACCGCCTCGGGAACCGTGTCCGCCACGTCGCAGCTCGTGTAGGCGAAGGCCCGCAGCTTCTTCGCCACGACCTCCAGCGCGAGAGCGACGGCCTGCGTATCGAGCCCGGGGCAGCCGAGGATCCGCGGGCGAACGCCGGTCTTGGCCTCGGCCGTGAGAAGCGCCTGCAGGCCGGTATAGCGGCCGCTGGCATAGCCGCCGATGACATTCGCGTCCGTCGCCTCCTGGGCGGTATCGTCGCCGCTGGCGACGCCCGGAGCGACGCGGACGATGACGAGGACCGGGCTGCACTGGTTGGCGATGTCCTGAAGGGCCGCCGCCAGCGTGCCTTCCTCGCCGGCCTTGCCGAGGGCGGCCCGGACGTCGGTGAAGAGAACGGGCTCGTTCAGCGGGAACGCGCCGGCGTCGGCGTCGGGCGCCGTGGCAACCAGGCCGATAACGGCCATGGCGACGTCGAGCATGGGGCGGGCGCCATCGGTCGGCTCGTTGACTTTGATCCCGTGGAAGAACGGCATGGGGGCTCCTTCGGTTAGACAGGCAGCGCCGCGAGGCGCAGGGGCAGGGGCAGGGGGACGGTGAGGCGGGCGAAGCTGTTCGGGTCGGGTTGGTCGGTTCGATATCCTTCGACGCCGATCGTCACCTCGCTCGGCGTGGCGCCCAGGGCGACCGCTACGCGGGTGAGGCGGAGCCGCGGCTCCCAACGGTGAAGCGCGAGGGCGACGGCCGCGAAGATCTGCTGAAGGGTGGTCGCCGTTGTAGGCGCATCGACCAGCTCAAAGAGCAGCGATCCGTAATCGCGCCGCATGACGCGGCTGCCGATCGGCGTCGTCAGGATGTCGACAACCGACTGCGCCAGGTGCGCGTCGCCCTCGATCGCGGCGCCGGTGCGGGCGTTCATCCCGATCATTGCGGCGGTCCCGAGACGCCGGCGCCGGCAGTGACGCCGGTGTGCTTGTGGTCCTTCAGGCTCTTGCCGCCGCCGACGACGTCGACGTCGGCCGTCGCGGTTCCGGTGAGGCGGAGGTCGCCGTTGATCTCGACGTCGCCCTCGATCGTGAGGCCGCCGTCCTGAACGCGCAGCGTGACGCCGCCGGATGCGACGATGAGGGCCGTAGCGCCCTCGGGCAGGGCCGCGTCGAGGGTGTGGCTCTCCGGATCGTAGGCGAGGACCGCGCCGTCACTGAACTGGACCAGCTCGCGCTTGCCGTCCCCGGGAAGCGGAAAGTCGTCGCAGGCGATTCCGCCGATCGCGACGGCGCCCTCGATGTCGCCATCCGGGCAAAGGAGGAGGACCTGCTCCCCGACGCTATGCGGGGAATAGGTACGGGTCTCGCCGGCGCGGCGCTCGACCCAACGGATCTGATCGGTCCGGACGTCGCCGGTCTCGATGACGACGCGGCCGCCGTCGACCTCGGCCACTCGGCCGAAGCGGATCAGCTCCCCGATCGGGAGGGCAGCGTCGCGGGTTCTCGTCATTGCCGCCCATCGTGCGGCATGCGCGGCGCCGGTGCGCGGGGGCGTTGTTGTAGCGGGCCGCTCCTACAACAGCGGCAGAGGCTTCAGGCCGCCGGCCGGCGGCGGGCCGGTCAGAGCTTGTGTTTGCTGACGAACTCCTGCCGGTGGGCGAGAGCGATCTCGTTGGTCAACGGGAAGTCGATGATATGCGTCACCTCCCAAGACAGGGCATGGTCACAATAGATTTTGAAGCCGTGGGAACGCGCCAGACGAGAAAACCATGCGTCTTCGCTAACGTCTAGAAACCCGTCCGAAGTCGTCGTCATGTTGAACCAGGGCTGCGGTAGGCGGCGGAAGACTTCGGCGCGGATCAGGCAAAAGCCGAAGCCGATATGTGCTACCTCTTGCAGCGCCGCCTCGCGGACTAGGTCCGGTGTAG